GAAATGCCTCCCACCGTGGAAGCCGCATGAACTGGCCCACAAGCTGAGCGAGGCTGCAAAAGTAGCGCACGACAAGCCGCGCGGATGGCTTCTGGAATCGCATCCCAGCATCGGTCAGGGAGGCACTCCGGTATCTCCCACCGGCAAGTTTGTGGTGCGTAAGATCCAAGCAATTCCGCAATCGGACTTTCGATTTTCAACCATAGATTTCTTAAAAGCCTGCTTCGAACCGGACGAAGTTGTCTGCATCTGCAATGACATCGTAAGCGACGAGGAAGGCCGCACTCGACCAAACTCCAAGGGTACATTTCTCAAGCGCGACGAATGGATTGAGAAGCATTTCACGCCGCCAATTAGTTCCATGTGGAACGGTCCTGATAGCCGTGGCGCATACGTCCGTGTCAACCCATGCTTCGATGAGAGCGGTTCTGATTCCGGCGTGGCAGCATTCCGCCATGTCCTAGTCGAAATGGACGAGAAGACCAAGGACGAGCAATGGACGATCCTTAAGGAGTCGAAGCTCCCGCTATCGGTCGTCATAGATTCCGGCGGCAAGAGCTTGCACGGCTGGGTGCGCGTCGATGCAGCGAACAAGGAGGAATGGAACGAGCGTCGTGATGTCGTCTATCGCCAGCTAGAGACGCTCGGCATCGATCCGAAGAACAAGAACGCGAGCAGGTTCAGCCGTCTTGCCGGTGTGATGCGCGATGGCAATGAGCAGAAGCTGTTGGCCATCAATGTCGGGTCGGTCAACTGGGATGCGTTTACGGACTATCTGGAGTCGCAGGACATGCCTCAGGAGTTCTCGCTCGATAGCATCATCGAGTACGACCCAAAGAATGATCCTGACAATCTGATCGGTGACAGATGGCTACGTCGCGGTTCATCGCTTCTCTTCGTCGGCCAAAGCGGTTGCGGCAAAAGCTCGATGGCCGCGTATCAGGGGATGAAGTGGGCGTCCGGTGAAGCGTGGTTCGGCGTCAAACCTGTGCGCGCGCTGAAGGTGGCCTACATCCAAGCTGAGAACGACATCGCCGATCAGCATGACGCACTCAAAGGCGCTGCTCAGATGACGTTCGGAAAAGAGAACTGGGAGCGAGGATTGCGGAGCGTGGACATGCTCTTCTTCCGCGAGACGGTTAGGACCGGCTCCGACTTTGCCACAATGCTCCGCCGCCTCGTTCGCAAGACCAAAGCTGACGTTGTTTACATCGATCCGCTGCTCTCCTACATGGGCGGCAATCCTGCGGACATTGAGGTATGCGCGAACTTCACGCGACATCTGCTCCAGCCGATTATGATGGAGACAGGTGTTGTCCTGGTGCTTGTCCATCACTTCCCAAAGCCGAAGGGCAAGGATGACAAGCCTGAAAGTGTGGCAGATTTGGCCTACTCAGGATTCGGATCGTCGGATCTGACGAACTGGGCGAGAGAGGTGATTGTGATGAAGGAGGTTGGCTTCAACAATCCGCGCAAGTTCATGCTCGGCATGGCGAAACGGGCCGACCGTTCCGGCATGACGGACAAAGACGGAAAAGTCACCGGATCGATTATGATCCAGCGTGGAACAGGCGGCGACATCTCATGGAACTACGCAGAACCAGAGAAGTTCGTCGTTGATAAGGAGTCGGCGAAAAAGCCGTACTCCAAAGGACGATATCCTAAGCGTTAGCCTTCTCACGCATGGCGCGGCGACGGCCTTTCGCAGCGAGCGATTGGAACTTCGCCTTGCCGTATTTTTTGCGGCCAATGGCTGCACTTAATGCAGCAGGATCTTTCACACCCTTCTTCTCAAGCTGACCAACGAGTTTCTCGTAACGTCCGCCACCGCCAAGTTTCATCTTGTCCATAAATTCAAATAGGGTTTGAGGTTAAAACCGACAGAACAATCGCCAGAATCCAAGCGGCGCAGGACCAAAATTTAGGCGTCGTCTTGTCCTTCGCACTGGCGCAGTTATGCCGCGCGCGGAAATTCTTACGACGCTCAGGATTCGACTTTTTGATCGTCATGTTGGCGTCTCCAAAGCGAACCTTGATGACGTTGCCGTTGTCATTCTTGACGTACACCGCACTCTTCTTCCGCTCGCCAGGAGTGTAGAACGGCTTGTTGAGCGTCACCTTCTTGCCCTGATAGGTGTTACCTTTTTTGGAGAGGGAGGTTTTCATTAGAATCGACGAACAGAAGCAGATGGAATTTGAGGGCGTTCAGCCTCTTGTCGCTCATCGTTACGCATTTTCAAACGGTCAGCCTCAAGCGTAAGAATCTTAGGCCATCGACGGTTGAATGCGTCCATCTGATCCTTTGCAACCTGATCGATTGGTTTTGTAACTGTGGCGAGATAATCTGGATTTCTGAGAATCCTTCCGATTGCAGCAGCTCCGCTTACAGCGGCAAGGTTGGACAACGCCATTCTTCCGTACATGTTTGCCCCAAAAGCCGAGGCAACGGCAGATGTTACAGCGGGAATGAGCTTGCTCTTAACAAGGCTGTCCTTCTCGATGACAACAGAAAGCTGATCAGCAATCTTGTTCATCTGATCGACTCCAGACTTTCCAAACGCCTCAACAATGAGCGGATTGTACTGACCAGAAATCAGCTCGCGCATTTTGTTGATGTTCACCTGCTTCTTACCTGCATCTAGCGATTCTCTGAAAAGATTTCCAATGACCAAATTCTGAACGTCGCCAACAAGATCTGGCCTTTCGTTCCGCATGACATTCATAAACTCCTGAACGACATACCGCTGTTGCTTGCCATAATCAGTTGTCAAAAACTTGACCACATCTTCCGGCTGAACTTGATTGGCAGAAAGCCTGCCGGTCTTGGTTGCGTCCAAAACCATCTTCTGGAAGTCAGTCGCCTCCTTGGATGATTGCTGAACGTAAAGCTGAAGATCCTTGGCCAATCTGCTTGAGTCTGGATTCGACAGGATCAACTTGATCTGCTCGTCATCCAGTTTGATTGGAAGTTTTCCGTTTACTGCACTCTTAAGATCGGCCAAAGCGGATGTTATTTGCTTTGTCTTTGCATCCATCTCTTTGAATTCAGGACCAAGATCAGGACGAGGCTGCTCAAGCCGTTGAATCTCTTCATTGACTGATTTGAGCTTCTTTTCATTCTCCTTCAACAGTCCGCGAGCAGCCTCATCATCTTTTGCAATTCTTGCCTCAAGATCCTTGGACTTGGTAACTAGGTCATTTTTCTGAGTTGTTAGAGTAGATTTTTTATCAACCAAATCTTTGTAACGTGTTGCAACGTCTTGGATTTCAGAAAGTTGAGGGAAAAACTCGTTAGCCACCTCTTGGGTTAAGCCAGTTCCTTTTCCTCGTTTTGCTTGAGTCAAAAGATTCAAAAACTCAACTGGAGTTTGACCTTCTGTTCTCAACTTGTTGTAAACAAAGTCGTAGAGCATTGGCTTGAAAGTAGGCTCCCAGTCGGAACCAGCCAATTTCTTCATAACATCAAGCGCCTCTCCACCTTGCGAACTAAGAAGGCTCATTATCGCTGACGGTCTTCCACCAGCTTCACCAGTCTCGCGCAAAAGGCTTCCGATAAGAGTTCCTTTAAATCTTGTTATGCCTTCACGATACGATGCATTCTGAGCTTTTAACGCAGCTTTTAAATCTGGATTAGTATTAAGACCTTCCTCAATTCTTTTTTCAACACGCTCAAGCTCTTCAAACTTGTCGTAAGTTGCCATTTGGACAGGTTTGTTGAAATCTATTTGATCGAGAATTTCAGTCCTTTTTTCTTTCAGATCTTTCAGAGTGAAAAGATCAACAATCGGATTTCCATCTTTGTCAAAAACTTCATTTCCATTTCTATCCAACCTTGAAACAGGAACTGAAATAGCTTCAAGTTTAGGATCTAAAGCTCTATATCCTTTATTCTGCTCTGCCTTAAAAGCTGTTTTAAGTTTGTTCGCTTCTTCGCCAAATTTCTTTCCAGTTTCAAACTGACCTACGGGTTTTCCGTAATCGAACTTAGGATCAAATCCACTTTCAATTTCTTGAATTTGTCGTTGCTTGTCGGCTATCTCATTGTCGATTTGAGTTCTTGAGATGTTGTCAGATGCTCTAAGATCTTTCTTCTGAGTTTCAAGATTTCTGATGTCGTCAAAGAGAGACTTAGACTCCAACTGAAGCTCGCCTTCAGCCCTTCTAGCAGCACCTAGCAGCTCGGAGTTTTTGTCTGCAAACGCAAAGTCCACCTTCTTCTTTGCTTCTCCAATCATCTGTTCAGCATTAAGGACAATTCCGCTGATCAAATTCGGATCGATGTCTTTACGTTCGGTAACGCGTTGTAGTTCAGAAACGATTTGATTGGTAAGATCATCCCCGCTCAATCCTGCGGCAGATCCTTTCCTGACCGAATCCTGAAGGAACGTCTGAATGTTTTCCCCCCAAGCTCGCACGTCTTCGGGTCGAGTGCCAGAGAGCTGTGGCGAGTAAAGAGTATCAGCCAACTGAGCGGCCATTGCTGGGTCAATTCCGCCTCCAGCACCAAGTTCTTTTAGAATCGCATCAGCGCGTTCGGTTAAGAACTGCTGCGTGTAAGGACGTTGGAACTCTCCAGCAAAACGAGACATGCTCGCACCGCTTCTTGAAAGTGCGCCAATGGTCCTTCCACCCGTTGAAAGTGTAGGCAGAAGAAGACCGCCTATTGCTGCTTGCTGAATCGTTTCACTGGTTTTTCCAGATTCATCGCCAAGCGTTGATGCGAATCCCTGAGCTGCTCCAGTCAATGAACCGGAATAGGCTTCCTTCAAAATCTGTTTAATCTTTGAAGATTGTTGGCCAACTCCAGTTTCAGCGGTCGTCAAAAACTGCAAAGGATTGCGAAATCCACCAGCTCCACGTTTGGAAAGATATCCAAGAGATGGAATACCCTGAGCAGCGGCTTCTTGAATGTTGTACGGTTCTGGAGAAATTGTCTGGCTTACCAGTTCACTTCCAATGCCAGCAAGCATTTCACCGCCAACAGTTTGCCCACCTGGAACTTGAGACAGCCCAATTCCTGCGGCCAAACCAGCAGCCATCCCAAGTCCTCGTCGAGCTTGATTGAAACGATATTCATTTAGCAGCTTCTGCTCCTGAGGAGTGAATTCGATTGGAACCTCAGGACTGCCTCCGCTTGCCTCAAACGCCTGAAACTTCTTAGCACTCTCACGGCCAAGCCTTAGATCAGCTTGCTCAACAAGAAGAGTCTTCGGCCTAAATGTTTCACGACCAACAAGTGAAGCCTGACTAGCAGCTTGCTGGACAGCTTCCATTGAACCAATTTCAGGTTCGCTTGGAGTAAAGCCAGCAAATGGGTCTGATTCATTAGTTGTGGGTTCGCTCGGAGTAAACCCAGCAAAAGCATCCTCTTGTGCGACTGGTTGCGGCTGTTGCTGATTTTGAGCGGGTTCACTAAAAGTAACATCAGCAGCGCTCAACGGCTGACCGGCATCCATCTGACCTTGTTGGCCATCGCCCTGCAAAACGTATTCGTCCATAAAATTATTTTAGATTCCCCTTAACGCCCTTGATAATTACAAAGTCACCAGTTTTCTTTCCTTTTGCCCTAGCTTCAGCCGTTGATTCAAATGATATTTCTGACATCGAATTCGTTCCAGACATTGCTGGAGAGTTTGTTTGAGACATTGCCGAAGGCATTGCCGGAGCGTTTGTTCGAGATGTCGCTTGAGGTGTTCCGCCCATAATCATCGCACCTCGCGAAGGCGTTTGAGGTGTTCCAGCACCACCTTCATACTTTTTGTAAATAGAGTTAATTCTGTCTACAGATTTTGAAATCTTAGAATCCAACCCATTTTTGGTAAGCTCTAGTTTTTCCCGAAATCCACTCAAGTCTCTTCCAAGAAAAGCACTGATATCGCCTTTATCCCAAGCGCGGGAAAAACTGATAATATCAAGCTCACCCAAAATTCGATCAGCTTCTTGATTTCCAACAGCATCCCTACCCTTAGGATCGTTCAAATCTTTTGCCAAAAGCTGTGCCGACCTTATTTTTACAGATTGATCAACATTAGGATCATCAAGGATTTCTATTGTCCTTTCAATTGAGTCTGCTGCTGATTGTTGGTTTGCAACAAACGAAGCGGTTTTTCTTACAACACCATCGTCAAATGTGTTAAGCTTAACATCTTTTTCGGCGACAGGCTTGAGAAGGTTTTGAATGTAAGCGTCAGTTCTTTTTACACGCTGACCTAAATCAATCTTTTGAAGTTCAAGTTTCTCAAGTTGAACGCCCTTCCCAAAGTCAAACTTTTCTCGGTTAAGAGATGCAGTTTTTTCAGCAATAGCTTTTTTGTAATTTAACGTGGCTTCTGCAATTTCATTTTTATCTGCACCTTCTTTTATCAACCTATCAAGATTGTTTTTTGCAATATCTACTTTCTGTTGATCAATTCCAAGTTTTGTAGCTGTGGATGATTTTTTAAATCCAAGCTCCTCTTCGTCAAGTTTAACCCTTGCTTCCTTAAAAGACTTCTCAACAGCAAGTCTTGCTTTTGCAATCTCAGCATCACTTGCGTTATTTGCAATTAACGCATTTAGCCTGTCCCTAGAAAGTTCAAGATTTGTGAGAATGGAAGTTGTCTGGGCCGTTGTTTTCGCAATGTTAGCCTTCCTCTGCTCTTCAGCGCGTTGATTTAAGAGCGGAACGTCAACGTCAAGCTTTCCGTTGGCGTCTCTCTTGATTGCTCCAAGCTCAATTGCCTTGTTGAGTGTTGATGCAGCTATTGCATCAGCTTGCGCTTCGGCGCGATTGGTTGCCTTTAACAGTTTAGCCCGAGCAGAATACTTCTCCAGATTGTTGAGCATCTTGTCCGCCTCAAGCCTGTACGTTTTAGACTTGAATGCCGGAACAACCGGGAATACTGCATCTTCCTTAGGGTTGTTCAGATAATCCGAAACCTGTTTACTAAGAGTCGAAAACGTGTTGTACTCGTCAACCTGCGCTTTCCGTTCGCCAATTGATTCAGCAAGCGCGTCTTCGCGAATCTTGTTCTGAAGCTCCATTCCTTGACGCTGAAGCAAAGACTCAGCAGTCTGCATCTGCAACTGCTCCATCATCCGCTGCTGCGTCTGCGCGCGGTCGAACAGCGATGCGCCTAGCTGAAACGCTTGAAGAGATTGGTCGGCCATAAGATTTAGAGTCCGAAATTGGACGAGCT